GCCCTTCAGGGGCACGCTGCCCCGGGACCAGCCCTGGTCCTTCGACGGGACGTACCGCTGGGACGGCACAAAGCAATTCAACGCGGGAATCACAAAGGAGGATTTGTAATATGGCAGAAAACAACAACACTGTCATCACCGATTATCGCAGAGAGGCCCTCTGCAAGATCACCAGCGGCGCCCTGAGCAAACTCCCAGCCGTTAGTCATGTGGCCTTTGGGGATCAGGGCGTCAACGAGGACGGCAGCGTCAAACCGCCCAGCGGGGCCCAGACGGCCCTCAACCATGAGGTGGGACGCTATGAAGTGGGGACAGCGGAGTATCCCATCGCTACCACCGCCCGCTATACCGTAACCATCCCCGCCGAGGATCTGCCCGGAACCCTGCTCAGCGAGGCGGCTCTGGTGGACGATGAGGGGAACCTGTGCGCCATCCGCAATATGCTGCCCAAGGGCAAGGATGAGGATGTAGAGTTTACGTTCACCTTCGACGATGAGTTTTAAGGGGGTGGGCGTATGGCAGAGCAGAGCTATGAACTCTCCAAGGATCCCGTTTACAACGAAGCGATCCGCAAGCTGCAAAACACCGATTTTGCCGATGCCTTTACCGTGTTCAATCCGCTGATCCAGGCGATTTTGGAGAACATCCATGCGGTAAAGCTGCTCACCGAGCAGAAGGCAGGCAGCGATGCCATGGACGGTGCCCTGGCCCAACAGTCCAAGGCCCTGGATACCCATGCAAAAAATAACACGCTCCATGTCACCGCCGCAGAGCGGAGCAAATGGAATGGGAAAGCTGAGGCATCGGCCCTCAACACCCACGCCCAGAACACAACGCTTCACGTCACAGCGGCGGAGCGCAGCGCCTGGAACGCAAAGGCGGCAGGCAATCACAGCCATAGCTATCTGCCCCTCTCCGGCGGTACCTTGACGGGGAATCTTCGGCTGAAAAACAGCGGGAATTACGGGTTGAAGCTGAATTTCGGGGACAGCGATTATGTGTACTTCTACGAGCCCACGGATGACTTTTTGGAAATCAAAGGCTCTCGAGGCATCGCCCTGAACGGGACCGTAACCAACACGGTACCAACCAGCCTGAAAACCAACGAAGTGAAGTTCGTTTATTCGTGAGGTGAGCCTATGGCGAGCAGCAGTGGAGTAAACGGCATTGTGCGTCCGGTGTCCACCACTTATGTGGGCGTAAATAACGTGGTACGGGCAGCAAACCGGAGCTATGTGGGCGTGGCGAACGCTGTGCGTCCGGTGAACCGGACTTATGTGGGGGTTTACGCGCCTGTTTTAGAGATTCTGGTTAAGCTCAGCCGTTGTGATCTAATGACAAATGTCAAAAGTGATAATACGGCAAGCTATACATCGTGCCCCAATGCGGCGGCAGCGGCTGAGATCGGAAGCTATTCCCTTTCCAGTGATGAAAAAACGTTTTCCGTTACATCAACAACGACAACCAAAGGATTGTATTTTTCTGGAGAGATATACGCCGTTTGCGGGGATGGGAGCACGAAACTTTTTAAGTCCGTGGCAGATGTTACGTCCTTAAATATATCCGTTACACACTGGATCAGCGGATCTGGCAGCAGTTGGTATGTGGTATATAACAGCAATTTCTTTGGAGAGGACGTTTGGGAAACGACCAAAACGTTTACCGCCGCCCCGCAAAGCAACCAAGTGTCTATTTCCGCAGGTTTAGCCTACGGAAGCCGTGCGGTATCAACGATGTCCCTGGGAAGGGCAATGGTTAATGGGTTGGAAGTCCCAATCAAGTTTGTTTTTGAGGCATTTTAAGAAGGAGGAACACGAGATGACACTTACATTGAAGGACGGCACCACCCTGCCCCTGCTGGGGGTCCACGGCCGGACCATGAACTACGAAGGGGTCCTTCGGGACAGCCTGCTTTTCCTCATGGACCCGGAAAAAATCTCGCTGGAGCAGGCTATGGAAGCGTTTACGCCGGGACAGTGCGCTGAGATCCGGCTCATGGACGAGACGGACCGGCGGCAGGAGGTTTTTGTTCATGAGCACTATACCATCCGCGTGGAGGTGGGCCAGGGCTGCAAGGATTTCGCCCTGTCCGGCAGCGTCACGGAGCTGGAACAGGTCCCGGCGGTTTATGTCCGCATGGCCCAGAGTACCCAGGCGGAGCGGCAGCTGCAGGCACAGCAGGAGACGTTGGACGCGCTGGTGGTCAGCGCGCTGGAAGGTTGAAATAGGAGGGATGCGCTATGTTTGAAACCATTCGGAGATTGTATCAGAGCGGGAAGCTGACGGTGGCCGGGGTGGAGGCCGCGGCGGTGAAGGGGTGGATCACCCAGGAGCAGGTGCGGGAGATCGTGGAGGGTAGCTATGGCGGATGAGAATTATACACTCCCGGAAGCGCCGCAATATAACTTGTCCATCCGGAGAATCCGGAATGACGATCCGGTGAATGCGGAGGAGATCCTCAACCCGCTGGTTCAGGCACTGCTGGAGAATCTTGCGGCGCTGAAGAATGAGATTCAGACTGTGATCACCGCGCTGAATACCAAAGTCGATAAAATTGATGGCAAAGATTTGAGCGCCAATGATTTTACCAGTGAGCTGAAGCAGAAGCTCGAAGCCAGTCTGACCAGTGTGAGCTGGGACGAAGTGGCAGGCAAACCAGAAGTTGCATTGAAGAGAGACCTTGTGTCTCTATATAAGTACAAAGGAAGTGTGGCTGCTTATGGCGCACTTCCTAGTACCAATCTCACGGTCGGTGATGTGTATAACGTTGAGGATACCGAGATGAACTATGCTTGGACCGGAACAAAGTGGGACCAACTCGGCAGTTCTGCGATTGAGATCACGGCGATTACGAATTCCGAAATTGATACGATTGTCGGATGAGGGGAGGGGATAACATGGCAGCTTTTCTTGATACAAATGGGCTTTCTCGGTATACTGCCAGGATGATTGAAAAGGTTGGCGGCGTATCTATAGGAGTTAAGTTCGTCGATCATAAAGGGCTTGGGAATAATACATTTACTATCATAAACCCGTTTGGAGATAAGTTGTTGTATGTAGTATGCGATAGTTTATCTGACACTGCGAATACGGATAGTATCCAGTTTTGTTGGACGGGCGGAACTTTGAACGCCATCGGGCATCGAAGAACCGGCGCGGATACCGTGCATGTTCCTGTGACGGTAGAGAAAAGCGGAGATTATGTTAAAATAACATCTGATAATAAATTCTTAGATGTTAACGGCATGATGTATCGTTTCATATTTATCGGCCTTCCATGAGGTGATTTATGTCTGCTTCATACATAAGAAACATGGCCTTAGAGACCGTTAGCCTTTACGGATTAACGATAAAAGTTCCTGTTGATGATCAAGTTGTAACTGGGAAACCATCTACCGCCGTGCTGTTTAATAAAACAGGGAATACCAGTATCAGTAACTATATAAAGATGATGTGGGATGGCAGTGTGTTATCTGCGTTACCCGCAAGAAGTTTTTCTCGGGGGATGTTGGCCCTCAACCTTATGACAGAAGGATGGCATGAATTTAAACTATATTACGGCGGAAGTTCCGCAGCAACGTGTACGAATCTTTTGACGACACGTCGTGTGTATTATAGAGTTGACACTCCTGTCATAGAGAATTTTAAGGTTTCCTCAACTAACCTAAACATAGGTCAAACATTACATCTTAGCTGCGATGCGATTGATCGTTTTGGAGATGGGTCTGCTATAGATCAATTAATGTTTTTGAATCGCGGTTGGGCAGAATCGAGTCAGATAACCAACAAAACCACAAAAGTAACTGGCGGGACGCTCCATTTCGAAGCAGATTGGCGCATGACAAAAGGTAGTGTTGGATATGAATACACGAATCTAACCAAACCCGTAAAAGATCAGTTTGCATTTTATGCTCAGGCTGGATATAGTTTGGTTATGAACGGGAGCAAAACAAGCTCTATAATTGCTGTAACTGTAAACGATCTTACAGCACCAACATTGGGAACTTTAAAGACGGAAGTTGTCGTTAATGGGAGCGAAATGTGGATCACTTTAAGTGGGAACGATGATTCTGGCCGAATTTCCGAAAGAACAATAATCATATATAAAAACGGAGAAACGTCAGAATTCCGAAGGTCTACAAACACGACGATGGTTACCAGTGGAACTTCCAGAACTACGATATTTAGTCTTCCAGACGGCGGCTATAATATCGGATATAGAATAGCAGATCCAACAGGACACGTCATCACCGGAAGGGACCATACTGTGTATACCATTAAAACGATGGATGCAATATATAGCATTCGCTTAAAGGAGTAACCCATGCCGCTTTCAAACACGGCCACTCCGAGATACTATGATGAGTTTCGTAACGCATTGATTCGGGGTAACACGTTAGGCTACAAGAAAAGAGAAAGGCAGGTAGTACATCATGAAAACTGGAATTTTGACAAGTATCGGACTGATCGGCAGTGCGATTGCATCCCTCTTCGGCGGCTGGGACGCTGCCATTGGGACACTGCTCATTTTTATGGGCATCGACTACATGACGGGCCTCATGGTGGCGGGGATCTTCCATCGCAGCGCCAAGAGCGAGACCGGGGCCTTGGAGAGCCGCGCAGGTTGGAAGGGCCTGTGCCGCAAGGGCATGACTTTGCTGATCGTCATCATCGCCCACCGCCTGGACCTGATGCTGGGGACTACAGTCATCCGGGACGCGGTGGTGATTGCCTTCGTGGCCAATGAGACCATTTCCATCATCGAAAATGCGGGGCTGATGGGGGTGCCTATCCCGGCGGCGCTGACAAAGGCTATCGACGTGCTGAACGCTAAGGCCAACCAGGAGGGACAGGAGCACGAGTAACGTACATCAAAACACACGGAATAAAACCCGAAACGCACGCATAACACACGCGTGCGTTTCGGGCGATAAGAAAGGAGACCCCCATGAACAAAGAGAACAACGTATTCTACCAGAACCGCAAGGCCATTCAGACCATCTGCCAGCGGGACAACTGTGACGTTGGCGTAGGTACGTCCAAGTTTATCCACGAGGCCCAGCTGACCGGCTATCACGCCGATCTAGACGATTGGCAGGCGCTGTGCCGGGCGTACATGATGGACAAGCAGCGTACCCTGGCTGACCTTTTCCGGTGAGGTGGCTTCGGTGAGCAACAGCAAATTAGTCAGCTACACCAAGCTGTCTCCCAACTGCACCCACCCCCGGCGGCACGCCATCGACACCATCACCATCCACTGCATGGCGGGGCCGCTGAGCGTGGAGGGCTGTGGGGCAGGTTTTGCGGACCCCAAGCGGAAAGCTAGCAGCAACTATGGCATCGGGCCCGATGGACGGATTGCCCTCTATGTGGACGAGGGAAACCGCTCCTGGTGCAGCTCCAACGCTTCCAACGACCACCGGGCTGTGACCATTGAGGTAGCCAGCGACAGTAAGCATCCCTACGCCGTGACAGCGGCAGCTTACAACGCCCTGATTGACCTGCTGGTGGATATTTGCCAGCGCAATGGAATCCCACGGCTTCTGTGGCGGGGAGATAAGACCCTGGTGGGGCAGGTGGACAAGCAGAACATGACGGTGCATCGGTGGTTTGCCGCTAAGGCGTGCCCAGGGGATTATCTCTACCAGCGTCACGGTCAGATCGCCGCCGCTGTCAATGCACGGCTGAAGAACGGACAGGAGGACAAGAGCATGGATATCGACGCATTGATCGAGCAGATGACCCCGGAGCAGGCGTATCAGCTGGCCCAGAAGGCGGAGCTTCACGCTAAGGCCCTGCCGGAACCGGAGTGGAGCCGCCAGGAGGGGCACTGGCAGCGGGCCACGGAGGCCGGTGTCATGGATGGCACTGCCCCGGAGCGGTACGTCCGCCGGGATGAGCTGGCGGTGGTGCTGGGCAGGAAAGGGTTGTTGTAAGGACGCGCAGCGCCCCCGGTACGGTGTATCGCCGTATCGGGGGCGCTTTTGTGTTATCACTGGACCTTGAAGGTGACTTTGTGACCTGGGTTTTCCTTGACCAGCAGGGCCTTCATGTCGTCCGCCATCATGTTATTGTCCAGGGCGGCCTGGACCACGTCCACCAGCTTCTTGCCGTCCAGGTAGGCCCAAACCGTCGTGCGCTTCCTCCGCTTCATGTCGGCACCCCCTTTACATTTTGGGAAGGTTCGCCAGAGCGTCCTGGCGGGTTTCCCCGAACCGGGGCTTCTGGATCACGCCGGGGGCCGGGAGAAACGCCCAGGTTTCGGGGGAGTAGTCGGCGTATTCAAAAATGCCTTCCTGGAGAAGATCACCGACGGTTCCAACGACACCGAAGCACACTTCTTTGTCGTCGCTCCACACTTTGCGGAGGCTGCCTTCATAATTGCGCTTTTTCATAAACTTCATTTTAATCTACCTTTCTCCCCGTCTGGCCGGTAGGTCAGCCTCCGCATTTAGCAGCTGTAGGTCTCCAGCTCCCCGCCGACCATTTCATACATCCAGGTGCAGCCAGCGCCCCGGACGTTGAAGCGGACGTAGTTCCAGTCGGTGGCGTTATAGAGGGGCTGCCGGGTGTAGGTGGCGGCCTTCCGAAGCAGGTGGTGCTTGTTGACTTCGTAGGTGTGGACGGTGGTGACGATCTCGACCCGCTCCGGGTTGAAGCCGAACTCCTCGGCCACCAGCATCCGGGCCTCGTTCTCGCTCATGACGTGGGGATCGCCGTGGTCGCCGGTGCAGCAGGCCAGCAGGCTTTCATAGTCGGCCTGGGTCATGTTGGTGCCGGTGCCCTCGCTGGGCTTCCATTCCAGCTCCCGGTCTAGCTCGGCCTGAAGGGCTGCCAACCGACGTTCGTACTTTTCGCCGTCCCGCTTGGCTTCTCTGTCCAGCTCCAGGATGCGGCTATTCAAACGGTTGATCTCAGCGGCGCGGCTCTGGTAGATTTGCTTCTCGCCGTCGGCTTCAACGAAGGCCCGGCAGAAGGCGTCCTTGTCGCCGTCGAAGTTATAGTAGGCTTCCTCGATCTTGGCGTACTCGAAGGGGAGGGGCTGGAACCCAGTGCGCTCGATAAACTCGGACATCATCATTTTTGTGTACCTCCTTGAATTTTTGGGTCCGTTCTGTTATTCTGGAGGTGCCGGGCTTTCCCGGTGCCTCCTTTGGGGCGGGGCGGCGGGTGTCCTTGGTCGGGGGTCCGCCGCTCCTTTGTTCCCTACGAGTAACAGTATAAAGGAAAACCTTTCAAATGTCAAGGCTTTTCTTAAATATTTTTCTGTAAATTTGAAAAGTTTTATTTGACATTTGAAAAGGTTTCCTTTATACTGATGGACAACGGAGGTGAACCGAGTGGATATACCGACAAAAATTAAGCTGGCAGAGGCGTATGCAAAGGTCAGCGAGTCCGAATTGGCCCGCCGGGTGGGGACCTCTCCGCAGGCTTTTGGGCAACGTATGAAGACGGGGAAGTTTTCTTCCGCAGACCTCGAAAAAATAGCCAACGCCCTGGGGGCCGAGCTGGTATGCGTTTTCAAGTTCCCGGACGGGACCGAGATTTGAAAATCCCAAACGTCT